ATCTTGCCCTTGGTCTTGCCGCGAGACTCGATGCCGCCACCTTTGGCAAACTTCATGCTTTTCATCTCGGCCTTCTCGTGCTTGACCATCGACTTCGGAGCACCCTTCTTCTGCATAAAGGACAGCTCTTTCTTAGCCATTGCTTTCGATTCTTTCATGATCCCGCCTTTCGACTTGGTTGACTCAAATGGCATGTCTACCTTCCCATGCGCGGTGTTGGGCCGGTTGACCTTTGCGGATGTCGGCCCCCTCCAAAAAGCTTTCTGCTTCCGATCTGCCTTCAAGTACTCTTCCCCCACCTTGCGATCGACCCCAACCTTACGCGCAAAACTGGGGTTGTTGGCCACTCCAGCCATCAGGTTGTGCTGCGCCTGAGACTTGGAAGGCATCAGATCATCCGACCCTTAGTTTTACCCCGGCTGGCGATACCGTCAGCACGGCGGGAGGCGGACCCACCGGACTTGAACCCCACCACGTCTTTCACGCGCTTGCGCATGGTTTCGCCAAACGTCGGCTTCTTTTTGGACGGCTCACCAAACCCAGAAAACATCGCCCGCCGCTGCTCTTTGCGGTCGTAGCTGCCATCGTCCTTCTTGGCAGCTTTCTTGGCCGAGGCGCTGCGTTTCGGCACGCGCTCAGAATCGGACACTTCGCTCAGGTCCGAGCGGTAAACTTTCTGGGCTTCCGAGTCGGAGTCTTTGTCGTAATCGACATCGCCGCCATCTTCATATCGCTTCATCTTTTTCATACGAATTTTCCTTTCGTCTTGCCGCGTTGTTCGCAGCCACCACCACGGATGGAGCCACCTTTTTTCTTGCCTGTAGGCGCTCCCGCTCTTTCTTCCGCCTTCATCTGCCGCTGGTCGTCGCGTTGGCGACGCAGGTCTTCAAGGGCTTTGCCTTTTGGTTCTTCAATTTTGTCAGCCATGCTGTCTCCTATTTAAGCCGGATCGTGCTGGCGGCTTTGAGGGTTGTAATGACCTCGTTCACAACCGCGTTCAGAACAAAGATCAGAACCGCACCGATCGCCACGATCGTGCCGTGCTTGATGATGGCCTTGCGTAACTCAGCACGATCCTTCTCGCGCTGCACAAGCATCTTCATGTACGGCAGATACTCCGCAGTGAACTCGTCCCACGTCTTGGTTATGCACTGAATATCCCGCTTGGTCGCCTTGTGATCTTTTTCAAGCGCCAGCAGTCCCTGTTCCAGTTTTTCTTGTGGCGTCATGGTTAGCATTTCCATGCGCGTAGGCTTTTGTTGATCCGGCTGTTCGGATCATTCGCCGTTTTCTTCGATGTCAGCTTCTTCTTCATGCCAGACATCCGAGCGCAGAAGCTGTCTTTCCTTGAGCCACCTTCGGGCTGCGGCGGCTTCAATCCGGGCTTTCCGGGATTGGCTTTGTTGTACGAGGCCCTCCCCTTCGCGTTCAAACCACCCTTCGGATTTTTGCCTTCTGCTCTTTGCCATGCTGGACTCTTAGCCATATGCCACCCGCAATTCCTCTTCGTCCTCGTCTTTGGAGGCCAGTGCTGCACGCTCCATCGAAGGGTAAAGAACGTCATTGCCGAAGTGGCTCTTGAACTCGTGGATGCCCATGTGCCCCAACCCGATGGTCGGGTCAACCCATACCGTGAAGCCTGCCTCGCGGGCGCGGTCGCAGAACAGGAAGTCCTCTCCAATGTAACCCTCGCGGGTCAGCTTGAAATCGAAGTAGGCATACAGCATGTTGTCGCTGTTGGTGTCTTTGTGCTCCCACTCGGGGTGCATGTCGCGCAACTTCTCAAAGACGTGGCGGTGGATCATCATGAAGCCCGTAGCAACACGGTGAGCCTTAACAAGACCCATCGAATCCATGTGGACGTTGCTCTCGTCGCCATCCAAGGACAGGATGTAGACCTTGCCTTCTTTGCGAGCTTCGTACGCACCGGCCACGATCGGACGGGTCTGGTTCCACGCAATGAGCCGCAGAATCGCTTCGGGCTCGAACGTCATGTCGGCGTCGATAAACAGCAGGTGATCACAGTCGGATTTCATGAACTCGTCCGCGATCATGTTTCGTGCGCGTGTCACCACGGAGCACCCACATATGCTGCTGACTTGGATATCGATGCCGTGCTCAAGGACCTTCTGAGCAAAGCGCATCAATGAAATGGCCATCTTGACGCCGACTTTGTGGTCGTACGCCGGGAGGCCAATCATCAACTTCTTACCGGCCAGATTGAACCCTTGCTGATTCTGCACAAACTCCCCCTTGTGATTACCCGTAGAAAGCAGTGACGCCAGCGGCTCCGTTGATGTCGAGGAACAACCCGTTCTGAGCAAGAATACCCTCGCCCGGAATCAATACGCTGTAACTACCGGCAATCGCCGTGCTCAACGTCAGAAGGGCCGTCCCCGAAGCAGCGGAGGCGTTGTCGTAAATAACGAGCGCGGTACCAGCCACAGCCACCGACACCGTGACGCCTCTGAGACGGGTGCGGCCAGCAAACACCACCCCGTCAGCGGCAAGGTACGTCGATTTAACATCAGTTTGCATCGACATACTCAGCTCCTATTAAGCGTCAGCGAACGGCGTAGCTACAGTACCCGAGCCGAGAAGAACACCTTCCACCCGATACTGCAGCGACTTCAGCGCGGTGATCCGCACCCAAGTACCCGAAATGCCGCCAGTGGTCGTGCCGTTGAGGTTGATCACGTCGTTGGACGCGCCGGGGGCGTAGCCCGTCATAGCGCCCGAGGTATCCGTGTCCACCATCTGGATCGAGCCAACGAACTTGTCCGTGCCGTCCGTCTTGATGGCGACAGCCGTGGCAGCGGTCTCGATGTAGATAAAGTACTCGGCACCTTGGTTGTTGGGGTTGTTCGGGTCAGCGCCGGGGCCAGCCGAACTTGCATCCGCTGCGGCGCTAATCGTCGGCAGCGTCAGAATCAGGGTGGCGTCGTTTGTGGTGATGATACGGCCAGCGTGCTGCGCTACCGTCAGGGAGAGGGTATTGGTGCCGTTGGGGACGTTGACTACGTTTGCAGGACCAGTGCGATAAAAACCGGATTTGGAGATTACCGGACCGTCCATCGTGGATTGACCCATGATATTCCTTTCGTGTGTTAGCACATCCCCGCATCGTCTCTAACAAGTCCGCCCAGTCGGTCGATACGGGTAAAAATCTGGGACTGCAGCCTTTATATCAGAACGCGAAACAAAAGAAAAGGGCCCCCGAAGAGGCCCTTTCCAAGACTGCCCAGTGCTGTTACGAACCGCTCGAGCCGAAGATGCCCAGCGGGTCCGAAGCGCCGAAGCTGTAACGCTCGCGGGCTTTGTAACGGACGTTGCCGGTATCGAAGTCACCGTCCATGCTGTTTGCCAGCGGGGTGCGGACGAAGTGCTTCAGGCCGTTCGGCACGTCGGTCAGCAGGAACCATGCGTTGGTATCGGTCAGGAAGTGATTGACGCGATAGCCTTCGGGGATGGAACCGTTTGACTTCAGTGCGTTGATGTCGTTGTTGTTGGTACCAACACGCAGCTCGGTCTCGAGCAGGCGGGTCGCAACGAACATCAGGTTCGGCGGGACAACCAGTTTGCGGGGTTTGGCCGCAATCAGCAGGCCACGCTCGTCGGTCCAGCCAGCAATCTGAATTACCGCTGCTTCCAGCGAAGTCTCATTCAGGTCGGACTGAGTCGTGAACGTGTTGCTGTTGGTGCCACCGCTGATCAGCGGGTGGTCGGTAGCGCACAGAACTTTGCCGTCACCGTAGGTCGGGCCACCAGCGAACGCTTGGTTCAGGATGGTAGCGCCTTTGACCTGCTTGGTGTACGCCATTGCACGGGCGAGGGACTTCGTGTACCGGGTGGAGAGCGAGTCGTACAGATTGTCTTCGACTGCCTCTTCGGTGATCGAGAAGCCCAGCGCGATCGTTTCGTGGTTGTAACGGGCGGTCCATGCTTCCTGCGCATTGTCGTAGGAGATCGCGTTGCCCTCGTTCTTCACGGGAGCGGCGCTGAAGCCGGACAGCTTCGTTTCTTCCTCGAAGGAACGCTCGGAGGTTTCGGTCTCGAAAATCTCCTTGTGCTCTTCGCCGTAGCGGGCGTACTCCATACCGAACAACGCGTTCAGGCCGGGGAGGAGTTCTTTCAGTAGTTGGGCGCGTGAAATAGCCATGTTTTAATCCCCTTAGATGCCGGTGTTGTTGCGGTACTGGTGGACACCTTCGTTCCAAGTCACGAGGACTTCGACAAACGAGCCGGTGGCCGGAGCAGTATCCGGGACAACATCGATGATTTTGAACGGTGCGGTGGTGGTCTGGCTTCCCGCATTGAGGACCGCTTGCTGGCTGTCGCCGGTCGTGGTCAGGCCGGTGTTTGCAACCAGAGCCACGGTGCCGCCAACCAGACCCGAACGGGCGGCTTGCGCAACCACGGTCGTGCCCGAAACGATGGCGACTTTCATCACCAGATCGGGGTCATCCGCCACGTAGGCGACGATGCCGTCGGACGTATCAGCGGTGCCGGTCGTGCCTGCAGGGAAGTACTGCGAGAACACGCGCTGGCCCTGCGAATTCACGTACGAGCAGCCTTGGAAGATGCCAACCACGTTGACGGTGGTAGCGGTCAGAACAGCTCCGGTGATGCAACCATTGGACGACATGATAACCACATCGCCGTAGAAGATCGCCGTGCCGTGAGCCGAAGCAATCGGAATCTGACGGGTGGAGCCAGAGTAGACCTGACCGCCCAGCAGATTGACCGGCTTCAGGCCATACGGCTTGTCGATAGTCGGATATGCCATTGTTTATACTCCTGAAAAGGGTTTATTTGGTACCGCGACCAAACGAAACCTCGGTACGCTTCTCCGCGAAGAGGGGCATCCGGGCGTCATTGGTCTTCATAAAGTTGTTGTCCACTGCTTCGATCTGAGACTTGGATTGGTCGTCAAACCACTCACGACGGGACTCCACCATCTCAACTGGTGCCTTGCAGAGCACCAGACCACCGATCTCCACCGAGCCGGGAAACCGACTGTTGGGGTCAGCGATCATCATGATTTCCGGGTGATCTTCAGCTTTCACTGGCACCCAGCCTTCACGGAATTTTGCGGATGCGTTGGTGGGGTCAACTTTCCCCATCACACTGGTCCGAATCCACCGAAAGACCCAGCCCTCTTGGGGTTTGGGGTCCGGCAGGATCGAGGGCGGTGCCCACGACTGTTTGCGTTTCGTCGTATCACGAGTAACGAGGTCACGAGGGTTTCGGTTATCAGCCATTGTTGTTCTCCAGTTTAATCACTTCTTTCGCATATCGTTCAAGCGGAATGCCCGCTCTCTTGGCAAAGGCCACTTGGGACTGCGTCAATCGCACTTTGTTTGGCGCGGTGCTGCGCGTTGCCGGAGCTACCACAGTAGCTGGTTTGCGAGGCTTATCTTTCGCCCTCGTTGGAGGCGTATCCTCGGAATCGTCAGGCTCTTCGCCCTCAAATTCTTCCGGAAAGCGTTTCCGCATTGCCTCGTCTACTCGGCGGTAGTAATCGTCCGATCGCGGATCGACCCCCTGCCGGACTAGTTTCTGGTGCAGGCCAAGGGCGAGGCTAGTCATCTCCTCATCAACCCCAAACCATGTGTTCTTGGACTTCCAAGCTTGCGCTTTCGGGTCCAGCACTGGCTGCGGTTCTTGTGCCTGTGATTGCTGTTCTACACCTTCTGTTTCGGTTTGTAAAGGGGTGCGGCGGTACTCCGTCTCCTTCAACTTGATCTTGGCATCGGTGAGGGCCTCTTGGGCGTCGGCAATCTTGGCCGGGTCTCCCTCCTCGTATGCCTGCTGCAGCCGCTGTTTGGCGGACGCAACCTCGGCGGTGATCGACTTGGTCAGCTCGGCGGTGAACGTCTTTTCGCCCTCACCAATCCGGGCCTGCAGGCGCTTGATCTCCGCGTCCTTGGCCTGTGCGAACCGGACTGCCTCTTCGGCCTCCCGGCGTGCTGCCTCCTTCTCCCGGCGCTCGTCGTGCCAGACTTTCTTCATCTGGGAGAGGCGCTTCTTCACCTTGTCGGAGTACTCCTCGAGGGTGTCATCCTCCAGCTCTTTGACAATGGTGTCCGGCAGCGGCTCGCGGCCACGGTCTTCCGGGGGGGTGTCATCCACCACCTCAATCTCCAGCGCATCGGCCTCCTTGCCTTCTTCGCCTTTCTTGTCGTCCACTTCGTCCGGGAACTTGAATTCGGGTTGGGTCATGTGCTACTCCTTATTTGCGACGGATTCCGCGAGGGTCTTCGACCACCGCTTCCACCGTATCGTCGTTGATGATGCGGAACTCTTTGCCGTGGATGTCCAAGCGAGTGCCGGTGTTTGACCGGACAATCACAAAGTCACCTTCTTTGCACCACGGGCCAGCCGGGAACTTCGACTTGTCCTGATACGCTTCGGGACCCAGCTTCACCACAAATAGCACAGTGGTCAAAATCTCCTCGTGCTGCATGGTGAGATCAGCCTTGAGAATCCCACTGTCGTACTTCTGCTCGATGTCCGGAATAGCACACAGAATGTGATACCCCGACGGGTCAGGCAACTGCTTGGCTTTGCGGGCGGCGTCATCTTTCTCGGCCTCCCATTTCTGTTCAAGCGCCGTCATCGTCATCTTGTTTCCGCATCCTTTCTGCGAGGTCTGTTAGATGTTCATCCGCAAGGTTAAGACCTCGAATAACCCCACAGATGTGTTTGTACTCTGCGTAGTCCTTGGCGTTACCAGCAGCCAAAAACTCGATTTGTGCGGCGCGGTCCTCGGCGTTTTTGCTAAGGAGCAGCTCGATCGCGTTCATCAGTCACCCTTCTTGGCGGGTTTTGCCGCCTGTTTTTGAGACTGCATACGGGACTTCTGCAGGTCTGCACCGATCTTCACACCTGCGATCATCTCTTCCCGACGGCCACGGTCGGCCTCTGACGCGGCCTTTATGGCAAGGTCTTTCTCTTTCAGGCGAAGCTCGTCGGCCTTGGCAGCGGCGTCGATGGCCATCTTCTTCTCTTTGATGCCCACTTCCTTCTCTTTGATCTCCAGCTCCTTCTGCTGCATCTGCACCATCGGGTCTTGGGCCTGCTGTGCGGCCTGCTGCGCTGCGGCTTCGGCTTGGTCTTTCTTCAGGAGACGCGACGCGGCCTGTGCGGTGAGCTGGGACAGACGAACCTCCAACTCCTCCGGCAGATTCTCTTCGGGGTGCGGCAACTCGCTGCCGAGCTGTTTCTCGATCTCGCGGCGGTACTGGAACGCAACGTGCTCGGAGATGTGGGCTGCGGCTGCAGCCATGATGGTCTGTGCCATCGGGTTCTGGCCCATGAGTGCTGCGATCTTCGGGTCCTGAATAGCCGCCATATGCACGGCGATGTGCGCCTCGTGGTCCTGATACATGAAGGCTTTGACCGGCTTGGCATTGAGGATCGCCATGTTCTCCGTGACCGGATCAGTCGGCTTCATGTCGTCGTCCGTCGGCACCAGTTTGGCGGCGTTCTTGACCCCCAACACCTCAATCATCTGGCGGTGCAGGAGCTTCAGGTCATAAATCTGCGGCGCACCTTGCGCCAGCTGCATCACCGCTTGGTACTGCACGACCTTCTGGCTCATCGTGGAGGCGTTCGGGTCGGACACGGGGATCACGTCCACCATGTCGTAGTCAGACCTCTTGGCCTTGCGGTCACCAATCTCCGGCTCGTAGTCGTAATCCTCGGGCGTGTTGTCGCGGATGATATCGCGCAGCAACTTGAACTCCTGCTTCATGGCGAAGTGAACCCGGGCCTGAACCGCGCTCATCACCTTCAACATCCGCTCGAGAATCGCCAGCGTCGTGCCCACCGGGGAGTTGGCGGACATGTCGGAGACCTTCATATCTGCGGTAGCGGCGAACCGCTGCGCATCGATCACGATCTTGTCCATCAACTGCACGAGGGTCTGGCTGGGCTCTTTGTACGGCAGGGGCAACAGGTTGTCCCGGATGGTGCCACCGGGTACGTCAACATCGCGGAATTCACCCGGGGCGATCGGTGTGTCGTCGCCTTTGATCCGCATCCCGCGAGCCTTGAACCCACCCGGCAGGTTCGCCAGTGAACCCGCATCCACCAGCTGCCGCAGCAGCGATGTCGCCGCCGTCGCATGACCACCGATCAGATGGATCAGGCCGAAGCAGTAGAAGCCAAAGCCCGGGATGTAGCCGTAGTGGACGAAGTGCTGGCGGCGTTTCTTGGTGTCGTCTGCCGGGTCCCAGTTACGGCGAATCGCCAAGACCTCTTTGGTACCCCGGTCATACGTTATCACGTAGGGCACGGCGACACCGTCGTTTTCTGTGAACTTGTCGGTGTACTCCACATCGCGCATGTCGTAGTCGAGGTGCATCTCGATGATCTGGTACCGGTTGTCCGTGGTGGCGCTGAACCCCTGCTCCTCCGCCTTCTGTTTCTCCACGTCGTCCAGCGTGCGCAGCGGCTCGCCCAGCTCAATGTCGCGGTAGAACCCTGCCACCTGCAGCTTGCGCAGGTCATTCTTGGTCTTACGCATCCGGTGCGAGACGCGCTCGGCACCCTCCAGCGTCGTGGCTCCGTACGGCACCACAATGTCTTCGGTCGGCACATACATCGACACCTGCCGGTCCAGCGACGGATCGAAGTAAATCTTCTTGAATGAGTTGCCCGCCAGCGCCAGTGCAAACAGCGCCCGCTCGTGCTCCGACCGGTACTCCAGCATCCGCTCGGTAAGCTCGTAGTTCATGTCCTCCCGCACGCGCACGGCGGCGTCTTCTTTCTCTTTCGTGTCCTTGCCGATAATCACGGTCTTGACGGGGCCCGCAGCGGGGAACGTCTCCATGATGGTCTCTGACTGGAACTTGACCGCGCTCTCCATCAGCATCGGGTGGAACACACCACAGGCACCGGCCCACGGCTCAGTACGCTCCTCGATCTTGATCCCCAAGAGCTTGAGACCCTTCACGTAGGTCTCCATCCAGTCCTTGCGGCTCTGTGAATCTTGGTCGAACATCATGTCAAGCTCGCTTGCAAGCGTCTGCAGCTGAGAGCCGTCCAGCACTTCCGCGAGGTTCTCCTCGAACTTGGCTTCTTCCTCCGGCGTCAATTCTTCCGGCTCGCCAATGTCGATCTCGACTTCAACCTCGACCTCCGGTTCCGCCAGCTGTGCCAGTCCGAGGGGTGCTTCGTACAGTGTTTTGTCTATATTAGTTGCCATATTTTTTCCTTAGATTAACCTCAGATTACCTTGGCTGTATTCTCGTGGCATTTGAACAGCACCGCCCACTTTTTTAGCGACAATTTGCGGAGTGACTTCTGTAATTACAGTTCCAAAATGTATACCCGTCCCAGCGTTACCCATAGGGCTTTCGCTACGATAAATTTCTACAGGGTTAAAACCAACTTCTGGATTTGTTTTGTATGAAAACTCGTGTAATACAGTTCCAGCTTTGTGAGGCCCATAGTCTTCGGTAAGCTGAAGCACAGCTTTTCCGGGTATGTGGACTCCCTTGCTATCAAATTTTGGAACTACCTTGGTAGCCATATCTGTATTTTGAAAAAGACCGCCAACCGTATTTGCGACTTTAGGGTCTACAAAAATAGTCTTTCCAGACCTAGCTTGCACCCCTTCTGTTGTATCGCTATGCGCGGCTCCAGAACGGTTTCTGGTAGTTGTGTTGTCTGCATGGTGTGCATACGCAGAACCCCGGCTAGTTCTAAACGTATTTATGATATCCGCTCCTTCCGGTGCGGCCTTGAGTACCTTTGATATTGGTTTTACTACACCCCCAACAACAGGAAGCATACCCAAGCCCGCTAAACCCATACCCGCTACATCACCCCCACGCCTAGAAACTTCAAAGTCTTTAGCCGACAAAGCGGGGCCAAGCACGGGGTGAAACCCAGCTACCATCTCCATTGCTTCCGGCGACACGTTAACCTTTGGTCTTTCCCGTACGCTACGTCCCTGCCGTTCGATAAGCGGGTTCCCGTAGTACGCTTCTGTGTCATTCGCCATGTCGTATCCTTAATAGTACCCAGCCCGCCTACGGCTTTTGAACTGCTTGATCTCATCAGGCTCATCGGACGGAAGCCGCATGAACCCACCTTGTCGCACGCGCATCAGCGCCAGAGTTACCGAGTCCACGTAGTCATCATGCTGACCGGCAGGGAAGCTCGCCACCTCGTCAATGACCTCATCCGCCCACCGCGTACGTGGTGCCCACACCATACCAGAGCTGAACATATCTGACACGCTGTTTAAGCGGGCGATTTTATCCTGACCCCGGCTCGGGGTGTACTCCCCGACCACCAGCCCCATCTGCCGCAGCTCGTAGATCAGGGGGGCACCGGAGGCTTTCTTCTCCACGATCAGCGTCATCGGGACCTGCCACTCCTCCCACTCCTTGAACTTCTTGAACGCCACCTGTTTTAACTCCGGGAACTCCATCCGGTCCTTCAATGCGTCCAGCAGGATCACGTTGGCCCGCCCGGAGGTGATGTCATCCGGGGTTGTCTCGGGGTACCACACCCCCCACGTCGTGCAGGCGGAGTAGTCAGAACGGGTGGTTTTCTCGAACGCCGTGTCCCACGCCTGCACAATGAAGTCCGGCCTCGGCGCTGCGTCCTTCTCCCACACCCGCCACCACTCGCGCTTGACGATCGCCCCCTCCTCAGAGGTGGGGTTCTGCATGTACTGCGCACTCCACTGGTACGTCGGCATCGACGCCTTGGTTCTCAGGAGTGCCTCAAGCGGCCACTGCTCCGGCCACAGCGACTGCTGGGTGATGACGGTCTTGGTCACGGTGTGCAGGGGTGCCGTGGGGTCGTCCGGGTCCTCGGGCTCCTCGGTGGTGACCTGCTCCTCTTTCTCAAGGATCGCCGGGAACTCCACGATCTCGAACTGATCCGCGCCTTCATTGACGGTCATATCGTGGACTAAGCGCCCCGTCAGGTCGTTGGTCGCCCACCGGGTCTGCACCACAGCCACGCGTCCTCCCGGCATCAAGCGCGTCCGCGCACCGGTCGTATACCACTCGTAGGCTTTGTCGAACACGTCAAGGTTGCCGTTGATGATGTCCTGTTCATTATGTGGATCGTCAATCAGCAGCAGGTCGGCACCACGTCCAGCGATCGCACCACCCACACCCACGGCGAAATACTCGCCCCCGTAGTTGGTGTTCCAGCGTCCGGCGCTCTTGGAGTCTTGGCTCAGTTCAACCCCGGGGAAGAGCTCGCGGTACGGGTCCGACCCCACCAGATTTCGCACCTTCCGACCGAAGTCCACCGCAAGGTCCGCCGTGTGGGAGACCATCATGATCTTGGCATCGGGGTAGTTGGCGATGAACCACGCCGGGTAATAATAGGAAACCAGCAGCGATTTGCCCATCCGGGGGGCCATATTCACGCAGATTCGGTCTTTTTCACCCCGGGCGATGGCTTCCAGCAGGT